ATCCCGATATGGAGAGTATACTACAGGACGCCAAGTTTGCTGAGTGGATCAAGGGGTCAAAAGTCCGAACACAGTTGTTTGTTCAGGCAGACCAAGGGTACGATTACGATGCGGCTGACGAACTGTTCAACCTCTGGAAAGAGAGAGCAGTAGTAGCACAGCAGACCGCCAACGTTGAAAAACAGGCACGTAAGAACACTCTGAAGTCAGCCAGCACAGGCAACGCTCGTGGAACAGCGGAGGGAACACGCAAGAAAGTTTATCGTCGTGCTGACATTATTAAACTTATGCGAACAGACCCAGAGCGTTACCAAAGTCTTTCAGATGAACTTTTGAAAGCATACGCCGAGGGTCGTGTACGCTAGCCTAACTTTTAAGGAGAATTAAAATGGCTGGTGAAACCTCTGGTGCATATTTTACAGCTAATGCTGTAGTAGACAAAACTGCGGCGGGTACTTTTATCCCCGAAATCTGGTCCGATGAAATCATCGCCGCTTACCAAAAGAACCTGAAGATGGCTCCCCTTGTCAAGCGTCTGTCAATGACCGGCAAGAAGGGTGACGTTATTCACATTCCTAAGCCCATCCGTGGATCAGCTAACGCTAAGGCAGAAGCTGTTGCGGTAACCATTCAGGCTAACCTTGAGTCAGAGTTGACTGTCACTGTTGACCGTCACTTTGAGTACTCTCGTCTGATTGAGGACATCGTAGAAGTACAGGCTCTGTCTTCTCTGCGACAGTTCTACACTGAAGACGCTGGTTACCAACTGGCTCTGCAAGTTGACACTGACCTGATTAACGCCGCTACTGGCTTTGGTAACGGTACTCGTACTGCTACCCCCGCTAATACTGGCGCTAACTGGGTAAACAGCAACAGCTACTACTTCAACGCCACTTCTGGCCTTGCTACGTATGCTGTTGACACTGTTACTACTGGTGATAACTTCACTGACCTCGGCTTCCGTGAGGCTATCAAGCTGATGGACGATGCTGACGTACCTATGGACGGACGAGTTCTCGTAATTCCTCCTGCTGTTCGTAAGTCAATCATGGGCATTGACCGTTACGTGTCTTCTGACTTTGTTGGAGGCCGTGGCGTTGAGTCAGGTCTGATCGGTAACCTGTACGGTGTAGACATCTACGTGTCTAGCAACGCTCCTGTACTGGAAGTCGCCGCTCAGAACACTGTTTCTACCGCTGATACTCGTGGTTGCTTGTTCTTCCACAAGGATGCCTTGGTAATGGCAGAGCAACTGGCTGTACGCTCTCAGACACAGTACAAGCAGGAATACCTGTCTACGCTGTTTACGTCTGACACTCTGTACGGTGTTGAGACTTACCGTCCCGAAGCAGGATTCATCCTCGCTGTCTGCGACGAGTAAGATACTCTCGGGGGTCGCAATGGCCCCCTTTTATTTAAACGTCTTGACGACAGGGCGGTTAACTAAAAGATACAACGGATAGGGAAGCCTTATGTCCAACTATACAAAGTCAACAAACTTTACTGCTAAGGACTCTTTACCTACTGGTGACACTAATAAGGTTATCCGTGGTTCAGAGTTTGACACAGAATTTAACGCTATACAGACCGCTATAGGAACTAAGTCTGATCTAGCTAGTCCTACGTTTACTGGTACTGCTACGTTTGACGGCATCACTGCCACAGGTACTGTAAACTTCACAGGTGGTTCAGTTACTACTAACATTGACGGTGGTACTATTGACGGTGTAACCATTGGTGGTTCATCGGCTGGCGCTGGTACGTTCAGTTCTCTTACTGCTACGACAGCAGACATCAACGCAGGAACCGTAGACAACACTGTAATCGGTGGAACTACTCCTGCGGCTGGTACGTTTAGCTCTCTGACAGCAACCACGGCTGACATCAACGGTGGATCTATTGATGGCGCTGTTATCGGTGGGTCTACTCCTGCCGCTATCTCAGGTACTACAGGCACTTTTTCAGGTGCTGTCACAGGTTCTAACCTCAACGTATCTAATTGGAACACAGCTTACGGATGGGGCGACCACGGTGTAGAGGGCTATTTAACTAGCGTTAGTTTTTCTGACATTGACGCTGGTGCAGTTACGTTGTCTAGCGAAACTTTTACCAACAGCGACACACAGATACCCACGAACGCCGCTGTGCGTAACTGGGTTTTGACTACGTACCCAACCATTGTAGAACAAAACAACCTGACGTTGGCAGTAACGTGGGATACTGTACCTGATGCGTACATTAGTGAATCTTCTGTTACACAACACCAAGCCGCTTTGTCTATTAGCACAAGTCAGTTAGCTGGTGGTTTGTCGTTGTCTGACATTACAGACGTTACTGCTACAGCTACTGAAGTTAACTACACAGACGGTGTTACGTCAAACATCCAAACACAGTTGGATTCCAAAGTAGGCACCAACTACACCGGGGATGTCAACATCACAGGCGAACTGCTGGTTGATAGTTACAACGAGACTTTTAAGAAGGTTTCTAGTGTTAGTGCTATTACTGGTTATTTGTTGTCTAGTGCGTCTTATGACTCCAAAAGTTTTAGTTTGGCTACCCAAGACAGTTCGGCTACTGAGGGATTTACGTTTAGTTACGACGGAACAAAAATGTATGCCGTTGGAACTACTAACCGCACAGTATATCAATATACATTAAGCACAGCTTGGGATGCTTCTACTGCAAGCTACGATTCCAAAAGTTTCAGTGTGACTACTCAAGAAACGGCTCCCAGAGGAATTAGATTTAAACCTGACGGAACAAAAATGTATGTTGTTGGAACTACTGCCGATGCAGTGTTTCAGTATACATTAAGCACAGCTTGGGATGTTTCAACAGCGTCTTATGATTCTGTTTCGTTAAGTCTTGCTACTGAGGACGGAACACCTATGGGTGTATCGTTTTCCTCTGACGGCACAAAGCTATATATGTCAGGTTACGATAACGATACTGTTTATCAATACAATTTAACTACTGCTTGGGATTTAAGCACCGGAAGTTATGCAAGTAAAAGTCTTAGCGTGGCCTCTCAAGATACCTTTCCCGCTGGCGTAGTAATAAGCAACGACGGAACAAAGTTATTTGTTGCGGGACATCAGAATGACGCCGTGTACCAATACAACATGACAACTGCCTATGATTTATCGACAGCATCTTATGCTTCAATTAGCTTTAGTGTTACTAGTGAAGCAACCGTTCCTAAAGACTTATCATTTAGCACTGACGGAGATAAGATGTATGTGGGAAGCGTAGGTACTGTTTACCAATACTCAACAGGTTCAACAACCTACAGCACAACCTTTGACTGCGAAAACGCTAACGTCTTTGAAACCGTCTTAGAAGGAAACACCACTGTAGTCTTTAGCAACCCGCCAGCGGCAGGGACAGCTACAGACAGCACAGCCTACGCAATGTCACTCAAGGTTGTCCAAGACTCTGGAGCCTCTGGTTACACTGTAACGTGGCCTACGTCTGTTGATTGGCCTAACGCTACAGCGCCCACTCTGACAGCTACAGCGTCTGCTGTGGATCAATTCGTGTTCTACACCTACGACGGTGGAACAACTTGGTACGGGTTTACAGCGGGGCAAGCACTAGGATGAGTGTAGGTCGGTTTTTACAACAGGCGGCGGCTGGTAACGCTGGCGAAGCTGTTTACGTTGACGATGTGTTTTCAACGTATTTGTACACGGGCAATGGTTCTGTACAGGCCATAACCAATAATATTGTATTAGGCGACGGGCTTAGCGGAGGCGACTATACAAATGTAAATGGCACTCACTATTTAACTAAATCTGGTGATTTAACAGGAAACACTGACGGTAAATCCTGTACTGTAAGTTGCTGGATAAAGACTACAGATACAAGCGGTACGATCATAAACAACACGAACAGCCGATTTGTAGTCAGAGTTAGTTCTGGAAAATTAAACGTCTACGCTAAAAACACTTCAGATGTAAATGTACTTTATTTTACTACTAACCTTACTATAGCTATCGGAAAGTGGGTT